GGTAAACATCATAAAACCTCTGGAACATAAGGACCTTCTATACCTCCTCGCAAGAAGCAGTATGGTAATTACTGATAGTGGGGGTATTCAAGAAGAGGCAAGTTTCTATGGCAAGAAGATTTTGGTATGCAGAACGCAGACAGAACGACCTTCCCCAAATCAGATACTTGTGAGTGAACCTAATACGCTCGTAGCATCTTTTCACAAGATGATGAAACAAGATATAAATAAAACAGAATGCCCATTCGGTGATGGTCAATCTTCCCAAAGAATATATTCAATTATGAAAGAATATAATTTACTATAAACAATTCATTGTTATAATGAAGCAACGGAGTACAGTATGGCAAAACCAACAAAATCACTAGTGATGATTGTTAAGAACGAAGAACATATCATCAAGGAATGTCTGGAGTCTATGGCTCCCCATATCGACAGATATGATATCACCGATACGGGTTCAACAGACAAAACAAAAGAAATCATCAAGGAGTTCTTCGATGAGAAGGGAATCCCTGGCGAAGTATATGACCACGAATGGGACGGGTTCGGTAAGTCACGAACACAATCATTCCGCAACGCAGAAAAGGGCGGAGCGGATTATGGTTGGGTAATTGATGCTGATGATAAGTTCATTGGTGAGTTTGCCTTCCCCGATGACATTGGTTTGGATGCATACGCACTTCGAATCAAGCGTGGAGATTTTACTTGGTGGAGAAATCAAATCTTTAAGTTGGACGGCAATTGGAAGTATACTGGTGTTCTTCACGAATACGCAGAATGTCCTGCCAAACAAGAAGATGGTTCTCTTAAGCAGGGAAGACTTTCGCAGGAAGGTTACCACGTTGAAGCACGAACAATGGGTGCAAGAAACGTAGATATCGACCCAATAGAAAAGTATTCCAAGGATGCGGAAGTATTCCTCAGTTGTCTTACTAACGAAGAAGACCCAAACTACGAACCAGACAACACTCGGTATCTCTTTTACCTAGCACAATCTTACTTTGATTCAAAGCAATTTGATAAAGCATCAGAGTGGTATATGAAGAGAGCAGAATTGGGAGGATGGGAAGAAGAAGTATTCTATTCTCTATATCGTGTTGCCGTTTGTAGTAGTATTAATGGTGACCCTTGGGAAAAGACTATGCAGTATTTCCTTTCTGCTTGGAACTATCGTCCAGTTCGTGCAGAACCTATCTACCAGATTGCAAGAATTTTCCGATTGTCTGGACACCCAAGACTTGGCTATCTTTTTGCAAAGCAAGCACACTCAATTCCTTTCCCCGCTCAGGACATTCTGTTCCTTGCAAATGAAGTATGGGACTGGCAGATTCTGGATGAAATTGCTTCGACCGCGTTTTATGTTGGTCAATTCCAAGAAGGTTATGATGCTTGTATGAAACTGCTACAGGAAAATAAATTCCCCGAATCTGAACGAGAAAGAGTTATGGGAAATCTTGAGCAGTATCAAATTAAGATTGCAGAGCAACAGCAACAGTACGAGGCTCAAATGCTCCAGAACCAACAGATGAACGCTGAAATTGAACAGCGCCGTCAAGAACGGGAAGCATCGGAAAAAGAACAAAGAGCAGTAGCAAGAAAGAAAGCCGCAGAAAAGAAAGCAAAACAGAAGAAACAACGACAAAGACAACTCAAGAAAAAGCAAAAGGCATAAATAGGATATGAAAGCAGGAAAATACGACATCTCAGTTGACCAAGGCTCTACCTTTATTTTCCATATGGGTTATTGCGATTCTTCGGGTGCATCAGTTGACCTATCTGGACATACTGCTTCGATGCAAGTAAGAAGGTCGGTAATAGACTCCCAGTTGATTCTTGATATTTCTGGAGGAGCAAGTGGGTTTGGTGGTGTAACAGGTGGAGGAATTACTGGTGAGTTTCTAGCAGGTTCTCTGTCTGGTCCTAGTGGTGGTGGTTCTGCCGCTAGGGACATAAGTGGAATCACCCTAAACGCTTCTACATCTGGAGCAACAGGAACAATCGGTGGAGTTTATATTTACATTGATTCAGATACTATGAAAAATGTTCCGCCAGGAAACCACTACTATGATTTCGAATTTGATAATGGCGGTGTTATTACCAAAGTCATTTCTGGAAGATTTGAAGTCGAAGGTGAAGTTACCCGATGATTGTTAATGTAAGAAAACCAAAACCAAATAAAGTGACAATAACTTCAAAGAATACTATTGTAATCACCCAACAGGATGATAGAATAGTACTCGTTAAAACATCTTGAACTAAGAGGTATTTTTATTATGATGAGACTAGAATGTTATCGCATTCACGAAGATGTGACATTACCAAAAGTTGCAACACAGGGTTCTGCTTGTTTTGATGTATACGCATACATTAAACCAACTATCCCTGTTACTGTATATGGAATGGACAACAAGAAAGAAGAGGTTCTTCCACTGGATGGAAGAATCGCCTTAAGACCAGGCGACAGAGTTCTTGTCCCAACAGGAATCATCTTCAAAATTCCATTTGGAGTTTCGATGAGACTACACGCAAGGTCAAGCGTTTCTCTTAAGAAGGGCTTAATTATGCCAAATGGTGAAGGTATCATCGACAGCGATTATCACCACGAAACATTTGTTATGTTGTATAATGCTTCGGCAGATACAGTTTATATTGAAGACAACGAAAGAGTCGCACAGGGCGAACTCCTAGAAAATAATTTCGTTGATGTTTGGGAAACCTTTGAAAAGCCAGGACAAACCACAGAACGAGTTGGTGGATTCGGCTCGACTGGAGTTAAATGATGAACCGTAAAGAATTGTTTCAGAGACACAAAGAAATCTGTGGCGAAGCACTAGCCATTATGGAAAAGAAAAATCACGACTATGCAGGAGAGAACGGCGATTCTCCGTTTGCAAACTTTACTCGCTCTGAAGATATGGGTATCTGTTCCACCGAACAAGGCTTTTTAGTTAGGCTTTGTGATAAACTTTCCCGCCTTTCTACATTCGCCAGTGCAGGTGAACTCAAGGTGGACAACGAAGGTTACCACGACGCCATTGTTGACATCATCAACTACTGCGTTCTTTTTGATGGATATGTTTCCTCGAAAAAGGTTGACTAACCAAAAATCTGTGGTACAATCTTCGTATGAAGATTTCACTGATAGCGTTATGTCTTGTTACCGCCACTTATGCTGAAACAGAAAAGCCTCACAGGGAACTGCTCGATGCAATCTGTCAAGTAGAATCGAACTGCAATCCAGACGCCGTTGGTGATAACGGAAACGCAATCGGCGCATATCAGATTTGGTATGACTACTGGTACGATGCAGTTACTTTCAGAGATGATGATGACCTTGAACTTTCAGACGGTTATAAAAGTTGCTACGATAAAGACTATTCCGAAAAGGTAGTGCTTGTATACTGGGAACGGTATGCTACAATGAAGCGACTTGGAAGGACACCCACCGATGAAGACCGAGCAAGGATTCACAATGGAGGCCCGAATGGTTACAAGAAAGAAGCAACAGACGGTTACTGGAGCAAAGTGAAGAAGCGGCTAGATGAGTGAATTCTATACAAACATCTCAATGCGTGGAAAATACATTCTCTATCGTGGTATCGATGAGAATGGTAATCGGGTAAACAGGAAAGAAGAATTCCATCCCACCCTCTTCGTGCCCTCTCAGGATGAAACTGACTGGAGGACACTGGAGGGTTTCTACGTTGAACCATTCCGACCTGGCAACATTCCAGAGACACGCGACTTCATCAATCAATACAAAGATGTGAAGGGGTTCGATGTTTATGGTAACACTGATTATATTTGCCAGTATATTGCGGACAACTATCCTTCGGATGTTGACTATGACATTTCGAATATTGTAATTGCAAACATCGACATCGAAACAGAATCCGAATATGGATTCCCGCAAGTTGACAATCCGAAAGAAAGAGTAAATGCTATCTCCGTAGATTTCAACGGAACGATGCACGTTTTCGGGTTGGGTGATTTCAATCTAACCTCGGAAGAGGCAGACTATCAGTACAAGTGCGAAACCGAAGAAGAACTGCTTCGGGGTTTCCTTGAGTTGTGGGAAAAAGAATCACCCGACATCATCACTGGTTGGAATGTTCGGTTCTTTGATATTCCGTATCTGGTGAATCGTATCGCAACGGTGATTGATGTCACGGATGCGAAGCGTATGTCTCCTTGGAAAATGCTCAAGGAGCGTAAGGTGGAGAAGTGGAATCGGGAGAACACCTGTTACGAACTTGGTGGTATTGCCACTCTTGACTATTATGAACTGTACAAGACATTTACTTATGTCAATCAGGCTTCGTATTCGCTAAACCACATTGCAGAAGTTGAGTTGGGCGAAAAGAAGTTGGACTATTCGGAATATGATTCGATGTCTGAATTCTACAAGAACGATTTCCAGAAGTTTATGGAATACAATGTTCTCGACACTCGACTGGTGATGAAACTCGAAGACAAGATGAAGTTGCTTGAACTTGCCATATCTCTTGCATATGCAGCCAAGGTGAACTTCAATGATGTCTTCGGTCAGGTGCGAATGTGGGATTCAATCATCTATCATTATCTCAATGAACACAAGATTGCGATTCCCCCAAAGAAGGGTTCCACGAAGGACGCACAATACGCAGGTGCGTATGTCAAAGACCCTATCACTGGTATGCACGACTGGGTTGTCTCGTTCGACTTGAACAGTCTGTATCCTCACTTGATTATGCAGTACAACATCAGTCCAGAGACAAAGATTGATGGGAAAGATTATTCCATCACTCCGAACTCTATTCTTAAAGGCAAGGAAGTCGCACACGATGCCTATTCTATTGCGGCGAATGGAACTTCTTATCGTAAAGACCACCAAGGATTTCTTCCTGCTCTAATGGAGAAGTTGTACAAAGAACGCAAGATGTACAAGAAGAAGATGATTGAGTGTCAAAAGCAGAAGCAAGAGATTCCAAAGATGAATATGCCTACGCTAGGCAGACACGCACTGGATACGAAACTCTCGAAAGAGATTGCGAAGTACAACAACTTCCAATTGGTTCGTAAGATTCAGTTGAACTCTGCTTATGGTGCGATTGGTAATGAGTGGTTCCGATACTTCGATGTCGATATGGCAGAAGCAATCACTCTATCTGGACAGTTGAGTATTCGCTGGATTGCGAATCATCTTAACGATTTTTTGAATGAGACAATCGGAACAAAGGAGTATGATTATGTTGTTGCATCTGACACAGATTCTGTTTATCTTCGTCTTGGGAATTTGGTGGACAAAGTATGTGGGGGTAAGTCCGAGTCGGAGGTGGTTGAATTCCTCAACAAAGCCTCTGAGGAAATAATCCTACCTTTCATCAAAAAGAAGTATGACCAACTTGCTTGTAAGATGAACGCATACGAAAACAAGATGGTGATGGACAGAGAGTGTATCGCATCGAAGGCGGTTTGGACTGCGAAGAAGCGATATATGATGCTCGTCCACGACTCCGAAGGTATTCGTTACGCAGAACCCAAGATGAAAATTATGGGTATCGAAACGACTCGTAGTTCTACGCCTCAGGTTGTTCGTGATGCGTTGACAGAAGCCATCAAGTTGATTCTAACTACTGATGAAAAGACAGTAATCAAATTCATTGAGGATTTCAGAACACAGTTCAACCAGTTTACACCAGAGGAGATTGCTTTCCCTAGAAGCGTGAACGGTATGAAGAAGTATATCGACAGGGCTACCATCTACAAGAAGTCTACTCCCATTGCGGTAAAGGGTTCTTTGATTTACAATCATTACATCAAAGAACTCGGAGTCACGGACAAGCACAGGGAGATTGTCGATGGTGACAAAATTAAATTCCTGCATCTAATCAAACCCAATCCACTTGGCGGAATTGCAGGTACTGACCAAGTGGTAGCATTTCCAAATGACCTTCCTAGAGAATTTAAAATAGAGAAGTTCATTGATTATGAAATGCAATTCGAAAAGTCATTTCTTTTCCCACTCAAGAACATTCTTGAAATCATCGGATGGCAGTGGGAAGAGGTTTCATCTTTAGAAGGATTTTTTGTATGATTGAAGAAAAAGCAAAGAGAATAATCATAGATATATTACAGTCAAAGCAAAATGAATTGCGTGATATATTAAAAGAGTGCCAATCAGACCCAGACTGTCCTTTGGAGGTCAGTAATGATTTGATTGAAGGACTGAGTGAACTGGAATATGCAATTGGAGAAATAAAATGAATGTAAAGATTTTAAAACTAAAAAACTCAGAGGAGTTTATGTGTGAATTGGTAGAAGAAAAGGAAGACCATTACGTCATCAAAAATCCTGTCATTCTTCTTCCAACACAAAACCAAACTATTGCAATGTCGCCTTGGCTTCCTTTTGCAAAAATGGAAAAGAAAGAAGTAGAATTTAAAAAGGATTTGGTTATGCTGGTTGTAGATGTAATTGACCAGATTGAAGACCAATATACCAAACAGTTCAGTGCGGTACTTGCACCAAAGTCAAAGTTGGTAACACCAGATGGTCCTATTGGACTAGCAAGATAAAGGATGAAAAATGCAAAACAGTTTTCTAAACAGTATGCTCAAAGAGGCAGGTAATAAGTATGCGTCGATTGCGTCAGACGGCATTGATGGCAGTGATGTTAGCGGTTGGGTTGATACAGGCAGTTATTCTTTTAACGCCTTACTTTCTGGTTCTCTGTTTGGTGGTATACCTAATAATAAGATTACTGCACTAGCAGGAGAATCTGCAACAGGTAAGACTTACTTCACTCTTGGAATTTGCGACAAGTTCCTTCGTGATAATCCTACAGGTAATGTTCTTTACTTTGATTCTGAATCTGCCGTTACTTCAGAAATGATTGCAGAACGAGGTATCGACCCATCCCGTGTTGGTATTTTCCCAGTTGCAACAGTTGAAGAGTTTCGTCATCAGGCAATCAAGATTGTAGATGCTTACTCTGAACTTCCGAAAGAACAGCAGACTCCAATGATTATTGTGCTGGATTCGCTTGGACAACTTTCGACTGCGAAGGAAATGCAGGACACCGCAGATGGTAAGGGAACGAGAGATATGACTCGCGCCCAAGTTATCAAGGCGACTTTCCGTGTGCTTACTCTCAAGTTGGGAGCCGCAGGGATTCCGTTGATTCTTACCAACCATACCTACGATGTGATTGGTTCGATGTTCCCACAAAAGGAGATGAGTGGTGGTTCTGGTCTGAAGTATGCCGCTTCCACTATCATTTACCTTTCGAAGAAGAAGGTGAAGGAGGGAACCGATATCATCGGAAATATCATCCACTGCAAGTTGTTCAAGAGCAGACTCACCAAGGAAAATTCTATGGTGGATGTGATGCTGAATTATGACCACGGACTCAATCCGTATTATGGTCTTGTTGATATTGCCATTAAGTACGATATCTTCAAGAAGGTTTCGACACGCATCGAACTACCAGACGGAACAAAGGCTTACGAAAAGTCCATCTACAAGAACCCAGAAAAGTACTTCACTGAAGAAGTTATGCAAAGACTCGAAGAGGCAGTTGCAAAAGAATTCAAGTATGGTAATATGTCTATCGATGACGAACAAGAAGTCGAAGAATTGGAAGCAGTAACAGACGATGCTTGAATACACTTATGTAAATCATCCTGCCGCCGAAAAGAAGCAGGCAATAGAAATTAAAAATGGGGAGTATGCGGGAATTGTATTCCACTACAACCAAGTTAGTTTCTATGAGGAGGATGATACACCTCACGTTAAATTTGACTATGATATTCTTAAGGGTACAGACCCAAACACAGAAGAGTTCACCAATCTGTTAGGTGACATCGTAGTTGATATTTTGGAACGAGAGTTCAAACGCTCCAGTGGAGGAGTCCTTGTAGATGAATCAGACTATAGAGAAAACGATACTAAAGAACCTTCTAAAAAATGAAGCATACACCCGAAAGGTTGTGCCATTTATCAAGGAAGAATACTTTCACGACAGATTAGAGAAGATGGTTTTCACATCTATCTTTGAGTTCGTTGCAAAGTATAATTCACTTCCTCCCCTCGATGCGTTGAGCATCACACTTTCAAATGCGTCAATTAGTAGTGACGAGTTTGAGGGTGCGTCTAAACTATTGGAAGAAATTGACAGCGAAGCAGATACCAACGAAGATTGGTTGATTGAACAAACTGAAAAGTTCTGTAAAGACAAGGCGGTGTACAATGCGATTATGGAGTCAATCCACATTATCGATGGCAAGTCAACGAGCGTCAAGACGGAGAACGCAATTCCAGAAATCCTCTCCGAAGCCTTATCAGTCTCCTTCGACACAAGTGTCGGACACGACTACATCGAAGACGCAGAAGACCGATACAAATTCTACCACAAAGTAGAAGAGAAGGTTCCGTTTGATATTAGTTTGTTGAACACCATCACGAATGGTGGGACACCGACTAAGACATTGAACATTGTGATGGCGGGAACTGGTGTGGGCAAGTCACTCTTTATGTGTCACCACGCCGCTTCCTGCCTAGCACAAGGACTGAATGTTCTCTATATTACTTGTGAGATGGCAGAAGAAAGAATCGCAGAACGTATCGATGCAAATCTTATGGACATCACAATGGACGAACTCAAAGAACTTCCAGAGATGTCCTACGCAAAGAAGATTGGCAAGATTCAGAAAAACAACTGCGGGAAACTCATTGTCAAAGAATACCCCACAGCAACAGCAAGCACAAACCACTTCCGCCATCTTCTCGATGAACTTGGTATGAAGAAGAAGTTCAAACCTGATATTATCTTTGTTGACTATCTAAACATCTGTGCGTCTTCTCGTATGAAGATGTCTGGTAGCGTCAACTCTTACACATATATCAAAGCAATCGCAGAAGAACTTCGAGGACTTGCAGTTGAGAGAAACGTGCCAGTTTGGTCAGCCACTCAGGTGAACAGAACTGGTTACACCTCAAGCGATTTTGGACTGGAGGACACATCAGAATCATTCGGTCTACCAGCAACGGCTGACTTTATGATTGCGTTGATTGGTACAGAGGAACTTGACCAGTTGGGTCAGATTCTTCTAAAGCAACTAAAGAATAGATACAACGATTCAATTACAAATCGGAAATTTGTAATTGGTATCAATCGTGCCAAAATGAAACTTTTTGACTTGGAAGAAACTGCACAAGTTGGACTAGTTGACACTGGACAAAAAGATAGTTTTGGTGTAGGATTTGATGGTAATAATTTTGACACAAAGTTTACAAAGAAAGCCAGTGAATTCACTGACTGGAAAATTTAGGAGTTCAGCAATGAAGCCTGACAAGAAGAACGAGAATAATTACAGCGAACAGGAACTGAAGGAATGGGAGCAGTGGGCAGAGGAGTGGGTCGAAGACCTCAAGGAACAAGATAAGAAAAGAGCAGAAGCAGATAGCGAATGACCACCTACATCGACAAAAAGTTTATCAACAGAGTTTCCCCGACACTACGAAACTTCAAGTGGAAAAAGGAAACTCTGGCGAATTGTTCTTGTCCGATATGTGGAGATTCACAGAAGAACCAAAGAAAAGCAAGAGGGTTCTTCTATCAAAAAGGTAATGATTTCTTCTACAAATGTCACAATTGTGGAGCAGGTCATAACCTATATAATTTTTTAAATCAAGTAGCACCATCGTTGTGTAAGGAATACTCATTGGAGAGATTCCGCGGCGGTGAAACTGGTAAATCAAATTATAAGAAGCCGAAGGAAGAAGAGTTGTTCAGATTTAAAGATTCCAAACCAAAATTCAAAAAGAAAGACAGGATTCTAGAACAACTTCAGTGTCTCGCTGATTTGCCAAAGAATCATCCCGCAGTTGAATTTGCGGATATGCGACAGATTCCAAGACAACACTTTCCTCTTCTGTATTTCACAGACGACTTTGGAAAGTTTGTTCGTAGTTCCCTCGACTCAACCGTATTCATTGGCAGAGAGAATCGGATTGTAATTCCTTTCTTCAATAGTCACGGTAATGTTGTTGCCGCTCAGGGGAGAGCAATCAACTTCAAGGACGAAGAGAACGCAAGACAGACTGCAAAGTATATCACAATCAAAGCAGACAAAAGCATTGATAGACTTTGGTATGGTCTTTGGAGAGTGAATCCAGAGAAGAGGGTTTATGTCGTTGAAGGCCCAATCGATTCGTTGTTCCTACAGAACGCAGTCGCAATGGTTGGTGCAGGTGCATTGAAAGAAATCCCTGATAGGTTTGCTAACACAAAATTAACATATATTCTTGATAACGAACCTCGCAATCGACAGATTTGTGCGTACAATGAAAAACTAATCGAGATGGGGAAAGAAGTCTGCATCTGGCCTAGTAGTATCCAAGAGAAAGATATTAACGATATGGCATACAGACTCTCCACTCGAAAGATTCAAAAAATCATTGACGAAAACACATATAGTGGATTGCAAGCCACTCTGAAATTCAACGAGTGGAGAAAGGTATAGTAAATGTCAGATATTTCGTTATGGATGTGGGTGGGGTTCCTCCTCGCCGCATATAGTGTTATTGCAAACGATTCAATTCAAACTCTTGGAACTTGGATTGCAAGCAACAAAAAAGTAAACTGGAAGATTATGTGGGGCTTTGCGGGTTCCGTTCTTCTCTTCGCAATCTGGTATGGTTGGTATGCATATGATGGTAGTATTTCGTATGGAAGACTAAACAAAATTCCATTTGAAGGTGTGGAGTGGTATCAAGCACTTGCACCTGCTGTTCTTTTGTTACTTACTAGATTCGGTATTCCTGTTTCGACTTCGTTCTTGGTTCTTTCTGCATTTGCATCTACAGTGGTGCTAGAGAAAGTTCTAATGAAGTCTATGATGGGTTACTGTGTTGCAGGTGTTGCCGCTTATGTAATCTGGATTGTACTCACTCGCCTCCTTGACGAAGGCAAAGAAATCAAGGAAAAAAACAAAATCAAATGGAGAGTTGCACAGTGGGTGACAACTGCATTCCTTTGGTGGACTTGGTTGTCTCACGATATGGCAAACATCGCAGTGTTCCTGCCTCGACAACTTTCTGTGGATGTGATGATTATCATCTCCGTTGTGTTTGTAGCAGGACTCGGGTGGATGCTCCAACACCGTGGTGGTAAGATTCAAGAGATTGTTCTTGAAAAGAAAAATACGAAATATGTTCGTTCTGCAACCTTGATTGATTTGTTCTACTTTATTATACTTTATATCTTCAAGGAAATGAATGACATTCCGATGTCCACCACTTGGGTGTTCGTTGGACTCCTCACTGGACGAGAACTTGCAATTGCATCTTTCCGACACAAGGATAGTGTCAAGAAGGTGTTCCCAATGGTAAGCAAAGACTTCCTGAAGTTGATGGTTGGACTTGCCGCTTCACTACTAATCGTACTCATTGTTCAATATGCGAAAGGTTAATTGATGAGTATTAAAGAAACTGTACTAGATAATGGACACGTTCATCTTGTAGATAAGATGGGAAGTGACCTAACCGTGTGTAATGCCGCTCGCGTTTCATTCAACAATGAAAGTGAATGGTCGGTTGATGAAGAAGTAGAAAAAAGACTAAAGAAGTCTAACTCATCCTTCCGTGCGGAAGATGTCAGGAAACTTGCAGAGCGTGATGTGAAACTCATTCGCTATCTCGCAAAGCACAACCACTGGACACCTTTCGCTCATCCGCAGATTACTCTGCGAATCAAAGCACCTATCTCTATTCGGACACAATTTTTCAAACATAAACAGGGGTTCGTTGAAAATGAAATTAGTCGTCGTTACGTTGATGAAGTACCTGAGTTCTATTTTCCAAAGTTTCGACATCGACCGACAGGAAATGCCAAACAAGGAAGTGACGGTTGGTTGGAATGCAGAGACGGCGGTGGTGAGACATCTGGGGGATTTGCTACCCACCCTCTGTATAAAGGATACGAAAGCACCATCAAAAGTGCGTTGCGTACATACGAAGATTTAATCGCCGCTAATGTAGCACCAGAACAAGCACGGTTTGTACTCCCACAGGGAATGTATACAGAATGGTATTGGACTGGTTCACTCGCCGCGTATGCAAGATTCTACAAGCAACGAATTGATGAACATGCACAGTGGGAAATACAACAATATGCAGAAGCAGTTGGAAAAATTATTCAACCCGCATTCCCGGTTTCGTGGAAAGAACTAACAAAGTAACATAGATAAGTAATCACAACAAAGGAATATACAATGGCACTACCTTCACTCTATCAAGATTTTATACACCTATCCCGCTATGCGAGATGGATAGAGGATACTGGCAAAAGAGAAACTTGGGAAGAAACTGTTTCACGTTATTTTGATTTTTTCCAAGAACACTTAGAAGAAAACAACAACTACAAAGTTTCCAAAAAGGAAAGAGAAGAACTTGAGCAAGCAGTTCTAAATCTTGAAATCATGCCTTCAATGCGAGCATTGATGACCGCAGGAGAGGCACTCAAGAGAGATAATGTTGCGGGATACAATTGTTCTTTTGCGAGTGCGGGTCGAGTTCGTTCCTTTGATGAAATCCTTTATACTCTTATGTGTGGTACTGGTGTTGGTTTTAGTGTCGAAAGAGATTTTCTAGATAAACTCGCTACGATATCAGAGGAGTTCGAAGAAAGTGATACGACCATTGTTGTCCAAGATAGTAAAATGGGTTGGGCAAAAGCGTACAAGGAACTCACATCCCTTCTTATTGGAGGTCAAATTCCAAAATGGGACTTGTCGAAAATTCGTCCGGCGGGAGCAAGACTTAAAACTTTTGGTGGTCGTGCTTCAGGACCGGCACCACTGGATGATTTATTTAAATTCACAGTGGAAACCTATAAGAAGGCTTCTGGAAGAAAACTCACTTCCATCGAATGTCACGATATCATCTGTAAGGTTGCTGAAGTTGTCGTGGTGGGGGGAGTACGAAGAAGTGCCCTTATCTCACTCTCATCACTTACCGACGAGCGGATGCGTGATGCGAAGCACGGACAGTGGTGGGTATCTGACCCACAAAGGGCGCTGTCGAACAACTCGGTTGCATACAAAGAAAAACCAGAGGTAGGAACATTCATGGAAGAATGGCTTTCTCTCTACAAGAGCAAGTCTGGTGAGCGTGGTATCTTCAATAGAGATGCCGCTATAAAACAAATCGAAAGAGCAAACGAGTTTCGAGAAACTCTTGGAGATTATCGTCTAAGAGAAACCAATCACGACTTCGGCACAAACCCGTGTTCGGAAATTATTCTTCGTGACCGGGAGTTTTGTAATCTGACTGAAATTGTGGTCAAGGGAGATGATACTATCGAAAGCCTTGAACGAAAGGTTAGACTCGCAACTATTCTTGGAACTTGGCAGTCCACCCTCACCAACTTTAAATATCTGTCTAGTGAGTGGTCAAAGAATTGTGAGGACGAAAGACTTCTCGGTGTTTCCATGACTGGAATCATGGATAATTCTTTGACTAATGGAAAGAGCAAAGGTCTTGAGGAAAGATTAACTCAACTAAAGTCCATTGCAATTAAAACAAATAAAACACTTGCCGATAAGATTGGAATTAATTCTTCAGTTGCTATTACTTGTGTTAAGCCATCGGGAACTGTTAGTCAATTGGTAGATGCCGCTTCTGGTATTCACGCACGACACAATCCCTATTATATTCGTACTGTTCGTGCAGATAATAAAGACCCGCTGTGTCAATTCATGAAGGATATTGGATTTCCAAATGAACCAGATGTCATGAAACCCGATGCAGTTACCGTATTTTCATTCCCACAGAAATCACCAAAAAATGCTGTCTGTAGACAGGATATGTCTGCAATCGAGCAACTTGAATTGTGGTTAATTTATCAAAAATTTTGGTGTGAACATAAACCATCCATTACAGTGACCGTAAAGGAGGATGAATGGATGAGTGTAGGTTCGTGGGTTTATACATATTTTAACGACGTATGTGGAGTATCGTTTCTCCCCTACTCAGACCATTCATATCGGCAAGCGCCGTATCAAGATTGTACAGAAGAGGAATACAAAAAACTTCTGAAGGAAATGCCAAAAGAAGTGGATTGGAAACTACTTACAGATTATGAAAAAGAAGACAAGACAGCCGGTTCGCAAACATTCGCTTGTAGCGGAAACTCATGCGAAATAGTTGACCTTACTTCTTGACAAAACATAACTACAAACTATAATACTATTTTACTTTCTACTATAACTGTAGATATACCCCTCTAGGTTGAGGGATGAAATTATTGTCCCAACATAAGGAGAAAATCAAAATGGCAGGACAAACCAAAGAATGCCCAATGGCATGTGGAACTGACCCGATTGCTCGGTGTCTTTGTAAGGTCGGCGTAACTCGCTCGACTCTCATTACTCTCGCACTTCTTCCCTTCGCGTGGAATGGTGTACTCTGGGTAGCAGAGGCTGTTACCTCACTATGGAACGCCGCGACCTCTGCGGTCAACTGAAATACCACAAACTCTAAGGAGATTCTATTATGAATATTTCAAAGAAGAAGTGGTCTATTTACGGTGCGATTGCAGCCGCTATTATTGTAGCATCTTTCGCAACACCCGCAATCGCGGATGACGGTCAAAAGACCCCTGCACAACTCCGTGCAGAAGCAGACCGTATTGAACTGGCAGAACAACGAGCAAAGTACACAAAGAGACTTGTTCGTGAAGTTCTCGCTGATGCAGATTCCCGTACAATGCTACAGGGTAACGGAAGTCCCGTAACTGTAAATGTTCATGGATTTGCACAAACTCGCTATTCTTATAGCGGTGGTGGTGGACTCGAAGCCGAACATGGTTTCAATGTTCCCCGTGCAAGACTTATTGTTTCCGGTGATGTATTCGACTGGGAGTATAAGGTAAGCGGTCAATGGAGTGACAGCACAAACACTTTCGACCTCAAGGATGCATATGCTCAGGGCGGTCTACTCGGCGGAACTTTCCGCGTTGGACAGTTTAAGGCTCCGTTTATGCGTGAGGTTCTTGTTGCACAGCAGGATACACTTATGACTGACCGTTCCATCGTTTCCAACCAGTTTGGACAGGGACGCTCACAGGGTATCCAGTGGAGTCGTGATTTTGGTATGCTCGACTTTGCAGGTGCATACACTGACGGATTCAACACTGCAAACGGTGCAGGTGTCCAGAATGGACAAGCATTCACCGCTCGCTTTGGTGTTGATGTTGCAGATTGGTGGAACATCGGTGCAGCCATCTCATACAATGATTTGGTTGATACTGACTACACCACTTACACCGTTGATACCAAACTCGCATTTAGCGGTCTTGACTTGACTGCGGCTTATGTTGCAACTAGCGGTGACGCTGGTGACAACTGGGGTGCAACCGTTCAAGCAGGATACATGTGCATGGAAAACTTCCAAGGTTTCGTTGCATATGAGTACGGTGAACTTGAAGGTGTTACTGAAAATCTAAGCACATTCACAGTTGGTGCCAACTATTGGTTCAACGATAATGTCAAGTGGACAACCGATGTTGGTTATGCACTTAATGGCATTAATAGTGCTTGGGATTTAGGTGAGACTGGATGGCGAGCAGGCGACTCTGGTGAGTACGTTGTTCGAACTCAGATTCAGGTATCATTCTGATAAGTTAAATAACAAAAAAGGCTAGGGAAGTCTTTTTAGCAGTCTCATTTATTGAGGCTGTTTTTTTGTTTTTACCTTAAAAAATAGCCACTTCTCTTATACATATTATATGGAATGAGAAAAAATATTGGATATCTTCTAGCAACTATATTATGTTTTTCTGGTTGCAAGACAATTCAGAATACGCCTCATCCACCAAAACAAGAAATCAAAAAAGCACCGGCAACTCACACTTATTTGCATGAGTTTCCATTTGACCCATATCCCTTTGTTGGTTCTATCAACCATTCTGATGGTAGACTAATAGGGAGTGCTGTCGTAATTGCACCCAATCTAATTCTTACTGCCGCCCATGTGACAGAAGGAAGAGATGATTTAATGTTCGTTGAATATGATGGAGATACTCACTGTATCAAAGAAGTAATTTACTATCCAACATACAATCCTGAAATACTCGAACATGATATTGCAATAGCAGTTCTCGAAACAGAATCAAATGAACAACCCGTTTCTTTTGCGGATGTTACCTTTAAAAGAATGAATCTAATTACTGTTGGATACGGAACCGGAAGCAAAAGATTCAGTAACTATGGTGTGTTTTGGTATTATGGTAGATTGATAGGAACACCACAATTTATGATTATGTTGCCGATAGAGGGAACTATGTGGTTCGGTGATTCTGGTGGTGGTGTGTTTACGTTAGACAATAAACTGGTAGGAATTATGTCATATTTTCAGATGACTAAATCTGGTAAGATTTACGAGAACGGTTGTGCAAGTGTCGAGTACTATCGAGATTGGATTGAGAAGGTGAAATGCATTCAGACACCATAGAAGGTATTCTTTTTATTCTTATGTTAATATGCATTCTTCTTTGGGATGGGGAAGGTGAAAACACTAAATAGAGTATGGGACTTTTTGTTATTTTGATATATAGTACTATAACGCAAATATAACAAGGAGAAAACTCATGGCGATATTCGTATGGGTCGGAAACAATCAAGTAATGGGTGGAAGTGCCACCGATTTAAGTGGTCTTACCGCAGCCGGTACAGGACCAACTCTAGGTGATGAAAAATTTGTGACAACAAACAATAGGTGGAATGTTGCATCCAACTGGAGAGAGAGAATCCCCGCTGGACAAACAGGAAACACCGGAGGGGGTGGTTCAGGTCCAGCAGGTTCTGGTTATTACTACGCAACCGCAACTAGATGGCCTGGTGCAAGTGGGACGAATGATGTTGCAGTCTTTCAATATCTTTATGGTGAGGACGGTTCAAGAGGTCTGTCCGCATACCACCACTATCCAAAATCAGAACTTCTATATGGCGGCGTAAGTGGCGCAAATAACCTTTGGAACGATTCAGTTCTTTCGAGTACCGCAGATGTTATGGTTCAGGTCGAGTCAAGTTATTTCGACCACGGAATTACCAACTTCACCGCCCACGGCAACTACGAAAGATATTGGACCATGGCAGACCACATGCCCTACAAGAGAAGAAGATTTGGTTCAGACTTCCGGGGTCGTCCAGTTTCTGGTATAACCCAAGACGGAAACTTAGGTCTTAACTTAACAGTGTCCACAATTGAAATTGATAGTTCATTCAGTGATATGTCGTGGGTCGAATGGGGCTATGCGAGGACTATCGACGCACCCGTTATGGGAGCGGAGTCAACACCATGTGCCGAAACTCAAGTGGTTCTTACAGGACCGGACACAGTTGCAAAGACAAAGTTCGAAATGTACGGACAGGGTGACTATAAACTCTATGCACAATACATGAATAGATTCATCGCTTATCCGGTTGGTGGAACTCCGTTCGGTGGTGGAAATGCTGGTAGCGACTCAGGCATTCCAAACTATGAACGTATGCCAAAGATTGAATTGAACACAAATGTAACTTCACTCTGCCGAATCGCCGGTCTACATCTTGGTAAGTTTGATTACAATGGACTGTATGGTTCTACCCTCGGTGTAAATAGAATGGAACTTGGTAATAAGTGGGTACATACTGATAAACATTACTACAATAGAGGTTCATATAACCTAAGGGCTGGTGTTGATGACCTCCGTGTTTATCCTTCCAATATTGTGGATGACGAGGGGCGATGGTTCCCTAATTACTACGGCGTGAACCCGACCAGTAGTTACATCCAAAAAAGGGCTCTGGTTAACATCGAGTCTTACGGAGTTGGAACTCGCACGGGTCTAACTATGGACAAAATTACCATGTTCAATTCTAACCCATTCCAAGGAGTCACTCTAGAAACACCAACTTATGGTGGTTCAAGTGCTGGTTGGAACACCTCAGTCGAGTATAACTGTTTCCACGGAGAAAGTGCCGCAACGAGTACAGAACTTCTGTATAACATAAACATGGAAGGTGGTATTTTCTGGACGAGAAACATAGACGGTAACTTGAAGATTACAAACGGCGAACTAAACGGTCACCTTGCCACAATGAATATGTCTGCTCCTGTTGGACAAGACGGTTCTATCGAGGTGTCTGGTATGGCAACCGGAGGATACACAGGTCCGGGTGTCTTCATTATCGACCCAACTGCAAGATTGATTCCACCTGCTGGTGTAAGAGCCGCGTTTAGAACTCCATCTGGTGGTTCTGGTGATGCAGAACTCGGAAGTAAGGGTAAAGTCGTTCCTGCATTCGTTCGCAAACAGCCTTGATAATTTAAAGCAAAAACTCAACAAAGAACCCCAGAGGCAACTCTGGGGTTTTTTGCATAAATAGAGTATGCACGGACACTGGACTAATTTACCCAATGACTTTAACCCAGACGATTGGTTTGGTTTTATCTATCTGATTACCCACAACGAAACGGGCAGAAAGTATATTGGTAAAAAACAAATCCACTCATACCGGCGAAAGAAAGTCAAAGGACGAAAGAACCGAAAGCGTGTTGTAAGTGAATCAAAGTGGAGAGAGTACACTGGTTCATGTGACGAACTAAACGAAGAAATAGAAGCACAAGGAAAAGAAAAGTTCACCTTTGAAGTCCTGAAGTTATGCAAGACCAAAGGTGAACTCACCTTTTCTGAAGTAGAATCTCAAATCAAAAACGACGTTCTTTCTGCACTACTCGAAGATGGGAGTCGGGCTTACTACAACTCAAACATTATGAGCAGATGGTTTTCTAAATCTTCTTAAACCCATTTTTGATTTTGACTTTGGCAATAATCTCCTTGGTCAAATCACTGGTCAATGCAGATGCTACTCCACCCGCTCCAAAGATTTTTTTCCGTTCTTCGTCGGTGAGGTGTTCCTTCATCGCTTCGATTAGACCAACAATTTCTTTCATTGCCTTTTCGTTGTCCCTGCCTCTAAGTAGCATCCACCCAACAACACCAATGGTCGCCAAGAATCCTACAATGAGAACAATCAATCCTACGATTGCAATTTCTTCGAGGTAATACTGAGAAGCGGCGGCGAAACCTACAGTAAGCACACCAATCGCCAATACAATACCACCAAGTTTTCCGTTAACCCAAAAAGTTAGGAAAGCACCACCCACCAGCATACCAAACCCTATTACAAAAAATAGGGTAATATAACTGTGCATATTTTCGAGTGCTTCTTTGCGAACTTCTCTATCGGACTGTTCGTACTCTTGGACTAAATCTTCGAGTTGTTCTATCTGTCCCACAGCAGCCGCAACCCGAGCATTCGCAGACTCCAAATCCTCTAAAGCCTCTTCTATTCTTACTTGCTCTTTCTCTGCCCCATCCACGTTTTCCTTGATGCTTTCGGCTGAACTTTCGATGCTGTTCAGTGTCGGGTCGATGTTGTAATTTCGGCTTTGTGGAACCAGAGCGATTTCGTTGAGGATTAATTCCGCCTCTTTGTCGATGAGGTCTAGAAAGTCTCCTATCTCCCCCGAAGCGTCTGTAATCTCCCCTGTCTGCTCTCTCTGCTCTCTCAGACTGTCTACGACCGTCGAAGCGGTGTTCTCTGGAGCGTTGCTCATCTCTTGGAGCGTTTCGCAACCAAGGAGCGAAACCATCACCACGCTGATGAATATGGTTTTCATTTCTGTTAGGGTTTTCATAATTTTTCGCCTCCTCTTGTGGTGGAGTAATAAAAGCCACCATAGTCAATACGATTGCACTGAGCATATCCATTCCTTTCAATATTTCTCAGGCTTTAAATAGCACATCATGCCGGTATTTTTATCTTGAATGATAACCGCCTTGCCTGGGTTCTTGTGTGCATAACTTCTTATTTCTTTGTTTTCCATTTTTTCCATATTCAATCTTCGGCTCCATCTTTCATTCTTCTTTCTTGAACCTTGAGTGAACTTGGTGTATTCCTCGCAATCTACTTCAAAGACTTCACAGCCGGCAAACTTCTTTCTCTTCTTTTTAACGGGAGGTGTGTCTCCACCAATACCTGCGACGTTTCCAACCACATTTGCTACCTCTTCAACCTCTGCGGATTCTTTTAGTCCCAGTGCCTTCACCCAGATATCAGCACCTGCACTGATGATTCTATCGCTGATATTAGCATAATGAATATCATCCATGTTCTTAACATTTGCATTTGGGTGTTCGACATTAAGAATCATCTTGCGAAGTTCATTGTCAATCTTGTCTGCTCGTAGCATAATGAAACGAACCTTACCACCTTTGGATTGGACTCTAGGGGTTCCGGTTACATACTTCTTTACTGCTTGCTTGACTTGTCTTGCAATTGCGGCGGTGTTGTCTTCATCCAGTTCAACGGATTCCTTTGCAAAAGTCTTTAGGATATCACCATCTTTTGCATCGGGGTCAAGAACAATTGTACCATCTCGATGTCTTGAGATTTCTTTGTGTGCGTTTTTCTTTGTGAGATTTGCGGCAACAACTTTGCCTTTCTTGTCTACGATTGCATAAACATCTTGTCTTCGATATTCATCCAGTTCAACGACTTCGGCAATAATCTTAGAACCACGCTTACTCTTTAGATACTTTTGGATTTGACGCTCTGCACTGCCTCTGCCGCTGAGTGAAGGAATTGTTTTTCCG